ACCGATATCAGTAGTATAATCAAATGAATTATCTGAATAATCAACATCTTGGGGTAATTCTTTAAACGGGCAGGCAGATAAATCAAACGTATGACTGACTGTTTCTTCTGAATCTTTTGGATTAGCGACTTCAGCCGTGTATTCGGGTCCATAAGCCAATATACGAGCCGCTACCAATACGGCATTCTTATCACCCAAGACTAAATCTTCTTGCTTAACTCCCTTTGTAACGATTAAACTATCTAGCAATTTATCAATAACAACACCTTTTTTAATGAGATTTTCAGACATCAATATATCTTCTTCTCGTGTTGTCATGTATTTTAATTCGAGTTTACCTGATGATAGTGGCGAATCTTTTGAATATACTTTTCCACCAGATGGTAAATCGATAACTTCCGTAGGGAACTTATGTTCTGACATTATAACTCCTTGATGTTAAAACTATTTAGAATTCAAGTATTGCGTAATCGTACCTTAATGTTAAGGTGATTTCAACTGGCTCTGAAGCACTAAAGTCTAAATCACCAAACGCAGCATCTTGAATGTAAGTACCATAAAGTGTCCATTTTTCAACAATGTCACCTACTGGTCCTAATACTTGAAACGTAATGTTTTTCTTGTAAAAATCTTGATATCCATCACGACCAGTTGCACTTTCATGATGAAGTCTTATCCATTCTATTACGGCAGAAGAAGCAGACGGAACAATCGGGTCATACAGAGTAATCTGTAGTGTTTGCCAACGACCTTTACCCTTGACATACTTGGTAACATTCATATGTTCTAAAGTTACTTCGTCAAAAGTAATCTGTGGTCTTTGTGCTGTTTTGATTGTAAAAGCTGGGATACCTGCAATTTCCATGATGAAACGATTCTTTAGTTTCGGTTCATATGGTGTGTAAAATATCTTATTCGCTTCTAATAGTTATGCCATGTTTTATCTCCTATGATAATAAATATCATTTTATTAAAAATTACTCAGGAAAAGCCGCGCCAGTTGGTTGAACAACAAAGTCCAACACAATAAATTCAGCAGCTCTGGCTGGTTGTAAAAATACCTGACCAACTAACATATTTCTATCAATCGTTTCGGGAGTGTTATTTGAATCATCCATTATGACTCTGAAAGCATTTAATCCACTATTTGCCTGTACTTGTTCTAAGAATGGATTTACAATATTTAAGAATTGATTTCTCAAATCACTTGTGTTTTGTTCAAATACCAATCCTCTTGAAGAACGAGCAACAAATTTCTTCACATCAATCAATAGTCGTCTTACATTTACCCTATCTAAAGCACTTGCTTTCTTCTGTGTTGTCTTTTGACCAAATACAGTAACACCTTGTCCGGGAAATGTAGCAATCGGATTCATATTTGAATCATATAAGTCATCTCGTTGACTTTGACTTAATTTCTTATAAGCCTGAACGGCACTATCAATACCACCTCTGTTTAATCCAGCAGGAGCAAACCAAGGTTGTCCAATCGTATCATTAAAATGATAAACACCAGCCATAACGACTGAAGGTGGTACAAATCTATTATTACCTGTCGTGGCATCTTGTATCTGTACCCAAGGATAATAAGTAGCAGCATAACTTGAGTTACGTGCTTCTGTATTTGTTTTAGCCGTAGCTACTGTATCGATTTTTAATGTGTTATCATAAACTAAGAAACAGTCACCTCTATCTTCACACATCTGAATTGCATCACCTATAACGGTACTATGATCAGTTTCTTGGTCAGCAACTCCAGGTAAAAACAATAGATTAAAATCATACTCATCTTTATTCTTTAACAAACTTATAGCCGTGCCATATCCACCACCAACCGAAGCACCAGATGGTCTATCATTACTCTCTGACATATCCACACCTTGTGAATTACTAGCATTTATATTATCATAAAAGTTATATGGATGTTCTACTTCTGCACTTCCAATAGTACCACCATTGAATGCACCATTTGCACTTCCAGTACCTACTGCAGGCAAATAAGCTGCTTCACTTGAACTATAAGGTGAATTTACAGTACCATTTTCATCTATCCAATTTGGAGTTTTTCTAGCCTCAGGAAGACTACTTACCCTAACATAATTTGATTGATTTGAAAATTCACCAGTTGGTTTTATATAAGCAACACCCGCTTCCGCAGCGACTGTATTTGTTGTATTTCCAATTCTCTTTAAAACATAATCTGAACTTTCAGGATCCAATGATAAATTAGCATGTGTTTCAATTACTTTCTTTTTCTTATTCGTATCATTACCTTGTCGGATTAAAAGAGTAAAAGTACCTTTAGATGTATTTCTCTGTGATATTTCCCAACGGAAGTTATCAGATGTTCCACCATAACTACCAGAAGCCCAATCACGTGTACTTTCTTTAAGTGGTGTAAGTAGAGCATCTGTTCCATACGAACTTGAATTATTAAATTGTGGGCCATCACCTAATGCTTCTAGTGTGAACATTGTTATACTAGCAGAAACTACATTAGAAGTAGCTTTACTGGTATCATTACCACCAACCCTAATGATTGTACATGGACCACCTTGTCGTAAATATTCTTTAGCCGTATGTGATGTTAAGAATTGATATTTATCCGAACCACTTGTGATTAATTCACCGAATATATTAACATATTCACTATATGAACTAACTACGGTTGGGATTAAAACTGGACCCTTGACAGTCGGACCAACGATTGCCGCACCTATGGGTCCTAAAGTTGCGGGTAAGAAAGATTGGTCTATTTCGTTGGTAAATACACCTGGACTAAGTATTTTTTCAGCCATTTAAAGTCTCCGAAAGGTAATTGATTTAAATATAATTATTCATATATAAATATTATACAATTTTCAAAAAAGAACTTTATTATGACATTTGTTATTCAGTATCAGGTTCTTTTACTTCTGTAGATGGTGTGAATACACCAGTCTGTGGATCTAATTGACCAGGTCCATATTTTTCAGTAATTGTATTTAGAAGTGTTTGTTCTTCAGTACGAACAGATTCGAGTTCTTCAGTAATTTTGAACTCTTCTTCTTCTATAGATTCTTGTTGTTTTTCAAAATTCAATTTTGCAATAGCCAACTGACCAAACTTATTGGTAACTACATTGTACTTACCTTGTAAGTCACCAAGTGATTTCAGTTCATCTTCTGTAAATTTAATTTCTTTTGCCATGTTAATAACCTCTATGTTGTGTTAATTTAAATAAAACCATTATATATATAATTATAAAAGTTTTTCCGAAAACGATACTTTTTTTGGTTTATATGCTCTACCCATTTCAGCAGTCTTACCAAATACGTTATCTGTAAATTCTGGTATCATATATCCTTTAATCGTTATGGTTAATTCATTTCTGATTAATCTCTCACCTTGTGATTCCATTTGAACTTCATTAGATATATCACCTTCTAAAGCCGTTAAGAATCTATAACTTGTTGAATCGCCCCAATAAGTTTCCAAGTGTTCTACCATTATGGTGTTTAAATCATTCATTTGTTCCATAAAAGCAGTCATCATTACGATGTTATACGTACAGACTACAAAGTCTGGCATGCCTGTTTTTATAAATTCTTCTACTGGTTTCTGACCAGTCAGTACTGAAAATCTATCATATCGATTGTTTTTACTCCAACCATTACTTGATCTGACTACACTAATGAATTTACCCTTAACATCATTATCAAATGAAAGTGGCATTTGGTCATTCATGGCAACACCTGTTCTCTTAATCACTATAACGGGTAAAATAATTGTATTGTTTTTATCTCTTAATACTCCACGATTTCTTATGGATTTCCATCTTTCTTCATTACCATACATAACAGGTACTTTAATAATTTCATTAGACTCTCTAACTACTGGTTTCATCACGTTCTTCATGTGTCTTATCACGGTAGTATCGATATCAGTCAGACCAATTGATAAACCTTTACCTGCATTACGACCAGTTCCTTTTTTAATTACAACTTTTGAATTACCTTTTTCTGAACGTATGCTTCTCTGTTCGGCTCGATTAATTGTCGATTCGTTTGGAGCATTTGTATTCGTTATGGGTTTAATTGCCACGGCGTAGTTTCCTTAGTTTGTCTAATTTATTTTCTGAATTATTAGCATACTCTTCAGACTTTAATCCTTTAGTAGAAGCTTTATCAATTGCAATTTGTTTTTCAATAGGAACATCTACAACACCTAAAGTTATATTCTCTTTCTCTCCATAAATATTACCACCCTTGAGTAAATCAATTATTTCGTCAAATCTATCAGCTTTAGATTCTTCATATACATTATAAGTTGTGGATTTACCACTATCATCAGTTTCAACCGTCTGAACTAAAGCAGACCTCTTTTGTTTCATTACGAGTGTTTTATCTAATAGTTGAACAGCCATTATCTTTCTTCCCAAGTTGGAATACCTGAGCCCCCGTCGCCGGTTTCTGAAGTTAGTGTTCCGTGTTTTTCATATGGACCATAATCTTTAACAGTAGTTCCACTACCTTCATTAAATTTCCAATATCCTACAAGACCACTATTACCACTATGGTCATAACCAGTACCACCATTATATACTTCGTTAGCAAAAGTACCATCTTCATCTTTTTCTACATTATAAATAGCTACTTCACTAAGACTGCAAGCCCAACCCTGATTATATGGATTAACAAGATCTTGATAAGCACTACGACCTCCGAAGTAAAGATAGCTTGCAGCATTAGCAGCATCATCACAACCCTCATCACAATTCTGCCAACCGGGGGTCCAATTTGCAGTTCCCATACCTCCACCAGAAGCATTATTTTTCAAAATTTCAACTCCATCTATCCATACCCTTACTTGTCTATCACCACCAATGGATGAATGGTCATCGCCACCATATGTTACAACCCAATGACTCCACTTACCTACTTCAGCACCGTGAGCAACATTATCATCTCCGGACTCCCATCCAATACCATCTAGATGTGTATTATCATCTTTATCTGCCGAGCCAATACCAATCTTAATCTTATCTGTATTTTTAACACCAAATTGGAAAGCGCCATTAGCTTGAGACCTTTTACCAAAAGCAAAATAAACAGTATGGTCCAATTCAAGTGGTTTAACCCAATAAGAAACAGTAAATCCACGATTAAGTCCAGTCCCTGCCCCATCATATGAATCAGGATTAAATGTAGTTTCTACATAATCTTTTCTTGAATCAGCAGCCGTATCGCCTGTAAATGATAAGAAATAATTTTTA